TCAATTTGCAGAGTTAGAACAGCAAGGAACTATAAAAGGAAACTATGCAAGAGATAGACAAAACATATATTCAGATGGAACTTTACAAGTTTTAACAAGCAGTCAGATAGCAAACTTTCAAGTAGTTTTTAAAGATTTATTTCCATATTCTTTATCGACATTAACATTTGATGCAACAGATACTGACATTCAGTACTTTACGGCAGACGCTACTTTCAAGTATACTGTATATGACATAGTAGATTTGGCTGGTAATCCTTTGTATGGATATTGATTTAGATAAAATTCAAAAAATGTGGGAAAATGATTCTAAGATGGATATTGACAATCTCCATACAGAATCTTTAAATATTCCCATTCTTCACGCAAAATATTTTGACTTGTATAACACCATCAATCTTCTTAAGAAAAAAGCAGAACAACAAAGAAAAAGAATAAGACACGAAAGATACGAATACTTTACAGGAAAAGCAGACCCAGAAGTTTACTTAGAAAATCCTTTTCCTAAAAAGATCAGAGATAAAGAAACACTTCAAGGATATTTGGATTCTGATGAAAAATTATCTCAAGTTGCACTGAAAATTGAGTATTACGAAACTCTTTTGAATTATATTGAAAGTATTCTTAAGATGATTCAGAATCGCACATATCAAATTAAAAATGCAATTGAATTTATTCGTTTCCAGTCGGGATTAGGGTAAATAAATAATAATGCTTATGTTTAGTCGCTAAGCAAAAAGAGGGGGTTAACCCCCTCTTTTTTATATAAATACGAATGACTAAACATAAAGCAGTTATGAATAACTATTATACTTACGCCTATTTGCGTGAGGATGGAACTCCTTATTATATTGGTAAGGGAAAGAAAGATAGAATATATAAGAGGTCAAAAAAATGCATAAAACCACCAAAAGATAAGTCTCGTGTTATATTTTTAAAGAAAAATCTTACAGAAAAAGAAGCATTTAAACATGAGATTTATATGATTTTTATTTTTGGTAGAAAAGATTTGGGTACAGGTTTCCTTTATAACAAAACCAATGGCGGAGATGGGACAAGTGGGTTATTGCATACAGATGAAACAAAACTCAAATGTGGACTATCTAAACTTGGGTTTAAAGAAGACCCGTTACATAAAAAATGGAGAAGTGAAAAAATTGTAGAGGGATGGAAAAAAATACCAGATGATAAAAGAATTGATATTATAAAGCAGCGTATAAACACAAATACTCAAAGAATAGAAATAGAACTTGAAGGAATAAAGTTTAAAAGTATTAACCAGGCATCTAGATGGGCAATGGATAAATATTCAATATCAAGAAATACTGCAATTAGATATATTAAGGAAGGTAGAAAATTTTCAGATAAAAAACAAACTTGGAGAAAATATGATGGTTTCTATGCAAACACAAAATACAGATGTGACTATTGAGAAGAAGAACGAAGTTTATATTAAATTAAATTGCGAACCTCATATACTTTATGAATTAAAACCATATTTTACGTTTCAAGTTGAGTCGGCAAAATTTATGCCGCAATATAGAAATAAGTATTGGAATGGAGAGATTAATCTTCTCAATACTCATACTGGAGAAATATATGCAGGATTGCTTCCTAAAGTAATTGATAAATTAAGCAATCACAATTATAAGTACGAATTCAAAGAAAACAAATTCTACGGACAACCTTTTGAGATTAACGATACAATATCTTTTGAGGGTGTTAAAGATTATATGCAATCTATTTGTGCTCACTCTCCACGGCAGTATCAAATAGAGGGAGTATATGATGCCCTACGGCATAATCGAAAGCTACTGATAAGTCCCACTGCGTCAGGAAAAAGTCTGATGATCTACGCCCTCGTGCGATATTATGTGGATAAAGGTCAAAAAATTCTTCTAGTTGTTCCAACGACATCTCTCGTAGAGCAAATGTACAAGGATTTCCTAGACTATGGTTGGGATGCGGAGTCATATTGTCACAGAATTTATTCTGGTAGGGAAAAAACAAATGAACACCCAGTTACGATTACTACTTGGCAATCTGTTTATAAACTAGAGCGTTCATTCTTTGAAGATTATAATGTCATTATAGGTGATGAAGCACATTTATTCAAGAGTAAATCTTTGATTGATATTATGACTAAACTTCATCACGCAAAATATCGTTTTGGATTTACAGGAACTCTTGATGGAACTCAAACTCATAAATGGGTTCTAGAAGGTTTATTTGGACCATCATATAAAGTCACAAAAACCGACGAACTGATGAAACAGGGGCACCTTTCTCAGTTAGATATTCAATGCATTGTTCTCAAACATCCACCACAAAAATTTGAAACTTATGAAGATGAAATTCAATATTTAATCTCTCACGAACAAAGAAATAAATTTATTACTAACCTTGCTTTAGATTTAAAAGGAAATACTCTTGTGCTTTTTTCTAGAGTAGAAGCGCATGGAGCAATATTATACGAAAAGATAAATAACAATAAGCGAAATGATCGTAGAGTATTTTTTATCCATGGTGGGGTTGATACTGAAGAAAGAGAATTAGTTAGAGAAATTACTGAAAGAGAAAATAATGCAATTATTGTTGCTTCTTATGGAACTTTCTCGACAGGAATTAATATTAAAAATTTACATAATGTAATCTTTGCTTCTCCAAGCAAATCAAGAATCAGAAATCTTCAGTCAATCGGAAGAGTACTTAGAAAGGGAAAAAATAAAACAACAGCAGTACTATATGATATTGCTGATGATTGTACTTATAATTCAAGAAAAAATTACACCCTAAATCATCTCATTGAAAGAATTAAAATCTACAATGAAGAGAACTTCAATTATGAAATAATCACAATACAACTTAAGAAAAAATGATTGAAGAAGATTTTTATTGCACACTTAAACTTAAATCAGGCGAAGAGATATTCGCTAAAGTAGCAGCATCAGAAGAAGAGGATAGAACTTTTTTAATAGTTTCTAACCCTATTACTGTTTCTGAAATTAAGGGAAGGAATGGTATATCTGGATATAAGATTGAACCTTGGTTAAAAACAACAAAAGAAGATATGTTTATCCTTAAACTAGATGATATTTTAACTTTATCAGAATCTTTTGATGTTGAAATGATTTCTATGTATCAATCTTATATAAGACAATTAAATAAAGAAAAAAATAATCAATCTAAGTTAAGTCGTAAGATGGGATATATTGCTAATATCAATGATGCTAAAGATATCTTAGAGAAGCTTTATAAAAGTAGCTAAGCCCGTCTCTTCAAACCCAACAAAGGTATTCTACCCATATTTTATAGGGTTGTCAACTATTTGTATGGATGCTATAATTCATACATAATAATGATGAAAACTTATGATAACCACCGCAGTTATGACCAAAAGAAAACGGTCACAGCATTACGTCAACAACAAAGAGTTCCTTGCTGCTCTAATTAAGTATCGTGAAGATATTGAGATTGCTCTTATTCAAGACAAACCAAAGCCTCCTATCCCACGCTACATTGGAGAGTGTTTCCTGAAGATTGCAAATCATCTTTCCTTCAAACCAAACTTCGTGAACTATATGTTCAAGGAAGATATGATTTCTGATGGCATTGAAAATTGTGTACAGTATATTCACAACTTCAACCCTGAGAAATCACAGAATCCTTTTGCATACTTCACTCAAATCATTCACTACGCTTTCCTGCGTCGTATTCAAAGAGAAAAGCGTCAAATGGAAATCAAGAACAAAATTCTTGAGCGTTCAGGGTATTCTGAGGTATTTGAAGACAATTCACTTGACGGATCTAACTACAGCGACTACAATAGTATCAAGGATAATATTCATAGTAAGTTAAGGTACTGATATTATAAATAGTTCGTATGATTATTGTATGACTAATGCCTAGAACTAATGCACAAAAAGAAGCAAAGGAAAAGGGACTAACACATTATATTTCGCAAAAGGCTTGTCCTAAATGTGGCGGATATCAAAGATATGCTGTTAGTGGTCGTTGTTCTAATTTAGAGTGTAGGAGAAAGGTAGAGTCTGAATGGAGAAGAAAAAATCCAGATAAAGTCCAACAAAAAAACAGAAAGCGTAAAATGGGATATTATGGATTGTCTGTTGACGATTTTGATATTCTGATGGAAAAACAAAATAACTGCTGCGCCATTTGTAAAAAAACTTGTATAACTGGCAGAGCATTAGCAATAGATCACGACCATAATACTAATACGGTTAGAGGTTTATTGTGTAATAAATGTAACCAAGGACTAGGATTTTTTAATGATAATATTGACTTGTTGCAAGAAGCTGTGCTATACTTAAGACAACACTCAGAATGAAATGAAAGTAGCGCTCATTACAGACACTCATTATGGTGCAAGAAAAAACTCAAAGTTATTTCATGATTATTTTCTAAAATTTTATAACGATATATTTTTTCCAACGCTCGAAGAGTATGGAATTAATAAAGTTATTCATTTAGGAGATGCTTTTGATAGTCGTAAGGGTATTGATTTTTCTGCTTTATCTTGGGCAAAAAATAATATTTTTGATCGATTTAAAGAAATGTGCATTGATGTCCACCTAATTACTGGAAATCATGATTGTTATTATAAGAACACTAACGATGTAAATGCTGTAGATTTGTTGCTTCGTGAATATGACAATGTAACAGTGTATTCAGAACCAACTGAAGTTTTATTAGATAAACTTAAGGTACTTTTTATTCCTTGGATTAATCAAGAGAATGAAGAAACTACTCTCAAATTAATCAAAAAAACAAATTGCAAATGTGCAATGGGGCACCTTGAACTCCAAGGATTTAGAGTTAATAAACAAATCGTCATGGAGCACGGTTTGGAGAGCAAACTATTTGAGAAGTTCAGTCGGGTCTACTCTGGTCACTATCACACTAGATCGAATAACGGAACAGTCTTCTATCTAGGAAATCCTTATGAGATGTTTTGGAGTGATGTTGGGGATTCGAGAGGATTTCATATTTTTGATACCGAAACCTTAGAGCATACTCCAGTTAATAATCCTTATCGTCTCTTCTATAACATCTATTACGAAGACACTAATTATCAAACTTTTGATACTAGAGAATATGAAAATAAAATTGTAAGAGTTATTGTCCGTAAAAAATCAGATACTAAAAAGTTTGAAAAGTTTATTGATAAACTCTATGCATCAAATATTGCAGAACTTAAAGTAGTAGAAAATTTTGAGATTCAAGAATCTGAAGACTTTGAAGCATTTGAATCTGAAGACACTATTTCTATCTTGAATAGATATGTAGAAGAATCAGAAGTAAACCTTGATAAATCAATCATTCAAAAATTACTTCAAGAAATTTATCAAGAAGCATGTGAATTAGTCTAAAATGTTTATACTGACAATTAACGGCAAGGAAGAAGAAGGAGCATACTCCGTTCAAAATGAAGATGGGGAACAAATTCTTTATCTCTTCGAAGAAGAAGATGATGCAGTTAGATTTGCCTTAATGCTTGAGGAGGATGGATATCCAGAAATGCATGTTATGGAAATTGAAAATGAATTGATGTTAAAAACCTGTGAAATTCACGGATATCAGTATACTATTATTACACCCGATGATATTGTAATTCCACCAAACACTTATCATGATTTTATTTAATAAATAGTTAAACCTTTTAGAAAGATTAACTATGATGCATCTTCATCATATGATACCAAAACATTCATCTTATTTCGATTATCTAGGAGATATTAAAGAGGATCATTATTATAAAGTTTACTTAACTCCAGAAGGACATGTAGAACAGCATAAAAT